CGTGGGGAATCTTTCTCCTTAACGAGGTCACGCCGAACATCATTCTGCTGGACATGAAGAAGGGACGCTGGGATTTCCCGGAGTTGAAAAAAATCGCTTTTGAGGAATACAAGTACTGGGAACCGGAGACGATCATCATCGAGCAGAAGGCGAGCGGAACGCCGCTGACGCACGAGCTGCGCCAGGTCGGAATTCCCGTGATTAACTTTACACCGTCAAAGGGAAATGATAAGCATGTACGGGTAAACTCGGTGGCACCGCTGTTCGAAGCCGGACAGGTATGGGCACCCGACAAGAAGTGGGCGGAAGAATTGATTGAGGAATGCGCAGCCTTTCCGTTTGGCGACAATGATGACTTGGTGGATTCAACCACCCAGGCACTCATGCGCTATCGCCAAGTGGGGTTGGCCGTGCACCCAGAGGATTATAAGGATCCTCCGTACGTCCCCGATCCGGGATTCAAGGAGTATTATTAGTGAAGAAGGAAAAGAAAAAGAAATCGTCCTACGTGAAAGGGTTCACGGTCCAGGGACTGAAGAAGAAGAAAACCAAAAAGCAAAAGACGGTTGCCTCCTTCATGAATCCGAAGGCCTCCTATTATAAGTTCGTGCAACCAAAAGGATTTAGTGCTATGTTGGAGAGCAAGAAAAAGAAGACTCAGATTACGTAGGAGACCCAATGGCGAAAAAATGGATTCAAAAGGCAATCAAGAAACCAGGATCGCTCCGCAAGTCTCTTGGCGTCAAGAAGGGACAGAAGATTCCTGCGAAAAAACTAGCGGCGGCGGCGAAGAAGGGCGGCAAACTCGGTAAGAGGGCGCGCCTCGCACAAACCCTGAAGAAAATGAGGAAGAAATAATGGGAACTAAAGTAGAAGTATACGACACAAAGAAATTAAAAAAGAAAGAAGGCACTAAACTCCACGAGGCGAAGGATAAGGACATAGCCAAAATTACCACAAAGGAGAATATATGGCGGAAAGGGGATAAAGCCCACCGCGTCATTGATTTCACTGGAAAAGGTAAGTCAGGAGAAGCGGCCATTGTAGGTAAATCAAGTGCCCATATGAGCGTGGAACCGGAATGGTATGAACAGCGTCAAGCCGGTAAATGGAAATCTCAAAAGGCTAAACTGGCGAATCAAAAAATGCTTCCTAAAAAAGTAAAGAAAAAGAAAGCTCATGGCGGTCTTATTAAGAAATACGCCGGTGGCGGACTCGCTGCGCGTGGACGGGGACAAATTAGGAAAATAATTTAATGGCAGTAGAAAGACCAATTGGCCAACCCTCTCCGCTTGAAGTGGAGGGAGGAGAAGAAATTACACTAGAGGATGTGGGTGGCGGCATCACTGAGAACGAGGACGGATCCGTTACCATCGGTGAAGAGGAACAGGTTACAGAAAACGAATTCGGAAGCAACTTGGCGGAAACGCTCGATGACGAGCAGCTTTCCCTGTTATCCTCGGATCTAAGGGAAGCTTACGATGAGGACAAGTCCTCACGGGACGACTGGATTAATACCTATACCAAGGGACTCGATCTCTTGGGTTTCAAATATTACGAACGATCGCAACCTTTTCAAGGAGCAAGTGGTGTTACCCACCCCTTACTCGCTGAAAGCGTTACGCAGTTCCAGGCACAAGCCTATAAGGAAATGTTGCCGGCAGGTGGACCTGTCAAGTGCAATATTGTCGGAGAGCAAAATGCCCAGGTAGAAGAGCAAGCCCAACGAGTAAGTGAGTACATGAACTATATGCTGATGGACGTCATGGAAGAATATGATCCAGACATGGATCAGCTATTATTTTACTTGCCGCTCGCGGGCTCAAGCTTTAAGAAAGTTTATTATGATGGGGGGATGGGACGCCCTGTCGCTAAATTTATTCCAGCCGAGGATCTTGTCGTGCCGTACCTCTCCACTGATTTGGAGACGGCCGAGCGCGTGACACACGTTGTCAAGATGAGCAAGAATGAAATTCGCAAAGCGCAAGTGGCGGGAATTTACCGTGACATCAAGCTGTCCGATCCTTT